ACGCGAACGTCTACCTAATCGCCGACCGCATGAGCTGCTCGACTTTGAGCACGCCGGTTTCCGGTTCACCGCCGGGATCGGGCGCTTTGATGATGGCCGGCTTGCCGAGATTTTCCTGAATTGCTCGAAAGTCGGAACACGCGTCGACGTGAACGCGCGTGACGCCGCGATCGTGGCGAGCCTGGCGCTCCAGCACGGTGCGCGAACTGACGAGCTGCGCCGCGCCCTGACCCGCAACAGTGACGGCAGCGCCGGCGGGCCGCTGGCCGCGGTGCTCGACATGGTCGAGGCCGCCCCATGAGCGGGATCGAGGCAGCCTTTTTCGGGGTGCTCGCCCGCGACGGCGAAGCCAAGACATCGTCGAAGGGCAAGCAATATCTGCGGTTCACCTGTCGCGTCGGAGATGGCGACGGCGCGCAATGGATTGGCGTCACGGCCTTTGACGAAAAGGCGACCGTGCAACCCGACAAGTTCACCAAGGGCGCGCGCTGTTATGTCGAAGGCAGCATCAAGCTCGACGAATGGACCGGCCAGGACGGCGCCAAGCGGCACGGCCTTTCGTGCATGAGCTGGCACTGCCGCATCGCCGAGATCGGGAGGAACAGGCCGAAGCGCGAGCGCAGGGCCGACGACAAGCCCAAGGCACCGCCGCCGCGGCAGGCCAACGATTTTCACGACGACCCGCTGCCGTTTTGAAGCTCGACATGACCGCCGACGCCTCCCTCATTCCTCTCGATCTCGAACAGGCGCTGCTCGGCGCCATCCTGATCGACCCCGACGTGCTTGAACGCGTCGATGGGCAGGTGGTGGCTGCTGATTTCGGGGAGCCGGTCCATCAGCGCCTTTTTGAAAGGTTTCTCGCAGCCCGTGCTGCGGGACAGCGCATCGATCTCCGACTGGCGCGTACAGCGCTCGGCCAGGATGCCGGTTTCCAGATCACCCCCGATCTCAATGTCGGTCAATACATCGCCCGGTTGGCAGCCGAGGCAACGGGAACGCTCCACGCCAAGGACTACGCCAGCACCATTCGTGAGTTCGCCGGCAAACGACGCCTCCTCGAGATTGCCGACAGGATCAAGGCGGTTGCCCTTGGTGCGCGGCAAGTGACCGAAGTCGCGATTGAGGCGATCGAGGACCTCGACGTGATAGCAGCCGCGCGGTCGGCACCTCATCTCGCTCGGGTCAACATCGGCGACGCGGCGGAGCAATTCGTCGAGGACATGGCCGCGAGGATGCAGAGCCCCGGCAGCCTCGCCGGCGTGACCACCGGATTCAGTGATCTTGACGCGCGGACCGGAGGATTCCAACGCGGCGAGCTCATCATCCTCGCCGGCCGCCCCGGCATGGGCAAGAGCGCGTTGGCGGTTTCGAGTGCGAGGCAATCGGCGGCGGCCGGTCATGCCGGAATCTATTTCAGCCTGGAGATGACGGCGAAGGCTGTTTCTGGGCGCGCCCTCACAGATGCGATCTTCGACCACCGCGACCCCATCGCCTATTCCGACGCTGCCGCCGGATCGCTCTCCGATGTGCAGGCGCAACGTATTATCGATGCACAGCGCGAATTCCGGTTGCCGTTTGAGATCGATCCCCAGGGCGATCTGTCAGTGTCACAGATCGCGGCACGGTCCCGCAAATACCAACAGGCCCTAGAGCGCAAAGGCAAAGCCCTTGACCTGATCGCGGTCGACCATCTGCACCTTATCCGAGCCTCCGATCGCTACCGCGGAAACGCTACCGCCGAGTTGACCGAAACCTCGGGGGCGCTAAAGGCGCTGGCCAAGGAACTGAATGTGCCCGTGATCGCCCTGGCGCAGCTCAACCGCGGCGTCGAGGGCCGGGACAACAAGAGGCCGACCTTGGCCGACCTCCGCCAGTCGGGATCGATCGAGCAGGACGCAGACCTCGTCCTGATGCTCTACCGAGAAGCCTACTATTTGACGGTCCCATGCTCGGACCCGAGAGACGAGGGCGACCGGATTGCGCGATTGATGGAGGTGCAAAACCGCATCGAGGTGATTATCGCCAAAAATCGAAACGGTCCGACCTGCACCGTTCCGCTGTTCTGCAACATCGCCGCGAACGCCTTTCGCAATTTGTCGAGGGCAGCATGAGCGACCGCGGATCATTCATTGTCGACCGCGCCGTCTTCGACGATCCGCTGCTGCGCGGCGACCCCGAATGCTTTTACGCGTGGATATGGCTGCTTTCCGAGGCGGCCTGGAAACCGCGCCGGCAGGATGTATCAAACGGGCGCGCGACGGCTGTCATCGAGCTTCAGCGCGGCCAACTGACCTATTCCCTGACATACATGGCCGCCGCGTGGAACGTCAGCGTCAAGCGCGTACGCACGATTTTGAAGCGGTTCGAAAACGGCTCTCTGATAGACACACAAACGGGCACGCTTCAGACCGTCATAACTGTCCGTAATTACGACGCTTCTCAACAATTCAGAGCGGCGAGGGGCACGCAATCAGGCACACAAACGGGCACGCAAAGGGCACGCAAAGGGCACGAAACATACAAAAGAAACACCTTAAACCAAGAAAGAGGGCTTTCGCCCATTGCAGCACCGGACCGCTTACACCGATGACGAATGGCGAGAACGCCTGGAGAAGTACGAAAACACCGCGATATGGCCGGAACGGCATTGGGGACCAAAGCCCGGTAAACCTGACTGCCTCGTACCGCGGCACCTGTTGGTCAAGCCGGCCGACAAGCGATTGGGCTCCTCAACGCGTGGTGCGGATTAATATTTGATCCGCTACCGCCTGAAATGCCCTCGCCAGCTTCGTGCCGAGTCCGTGGATTCGTTTTTCCGCCTTGGCGGCCTCTCAGCCCCTCGACGCAGCGGGCGCATCAGCGACCTTCCTACGTGCCCCAGCGCCGTTGCCGGCACTGCTTGGGTCCGATGTTGGGTCCAAGGCCGTCCTCGGCGTGCCGATATCGCTGCGGCACAAGGGTTTATGTCGCCATGCTCACCGGTTTGCGTATTCGGTGCACATGTTCGCCAGGCGAAACCTCGATGCGATGCCCGGCAGAAAGCAGGCGATGCCGATGGTAACAGGTCGTTACCATCGCAATGCCGACGTGGCCCGGCCGCCGACCGGGGGCATGGGTGGGGTGGGAAGGAAACCGATCCGCCCGGCAATCTTGACCTACCTCGAAAACACAGCGCCGCCCTTCTGAAAATCCGGACTTCCGTTTGTCAGAGCTTGCGAAGACTTGAGTGCGTTTTGCTCTCCTCTGGCGTGGTGTAGCCAGCATTCGAGGAGAAGCGATCAATGTCGAATGAATCGAAGCGAGGCGAGCAGGTTGCTGTGCGCCTGGAGCCGGAGCTGCGCCGGATGATCGAGGAGTTGGCGCGCAAAGAGCGCCGCTCGTTGTCCGGGTATTTGCACAACATCATTGCCGATGCGGTGGCCGCGCAGGCCGGCACCGGCGCGGCGGCTTGAGAGGGAGCGCACATGAGCACCATTGAGAAACCCATCGCGCTGGCGCCGCGTGTTGCCGATGCGCTGGAGGCGGCCGAGGCGAAAGAGGCGGCCCTACTTGCCGAGGTTCAATCCTTCGCGCTCGATGAATTTCTGGGCGATCCCGAGGTCAAAAAGAAGCGCGAGCGGACGGAGCGTGATCTTGCCGCGGCGACTGCCGAGGTTGCCCGGCTCCGGGCTGCGAAGTCGCAGGCCGAGGCCCGAGATGAAAAGGCCGGGGTCGATGCCACGATTGCCGAGTTGGAGGGCCAGCTTGGGGCCTTTGAGGCTGCGGTTTGTGCGCGTGCCGAGGCGGCTGCCGAGTTGGATAGGGGGTGCGAGATCGCGGCGAAGGCGTGGGCGCGCTTGGTTGCCTCGAATGATGCTGTACGGCTCGGCCTGCCGCGGGGCTGCAGTTTCCCGCCCGGTGCTGTTGTGGGGCAGGAGCTTGCCGCGATGGCGAGCGGCGCGCTGTACCGGCATACGGTTTTCACCGACATCGGCGACACCGGCGGGGCATTCCCTGGGGCCAAGGCGCCGAACTTGATGACCCAATTCAATCCGAGCGCGATCCCGTCGGCGGCCAAAACGATCGAGACCGAAAACGCCTGGCTGCTGCGCGCGGTCAAGGGCCAGGTCGCGGCTGCGTGTCGCTTCTGGCGCGGAGAACCCGAGCAGGAGATCGAGCAATGACTGACGTCGGCAATCAGCCCGGTGGCACCCCGGCCGCACCGCCGAATTTGGCACCGGTTATGCCGTCATGGTCAGACACCGCGCGCATCCGGATCGAGGCAAACAAGGCGAGTTCGGAATATCGAACAGCTTACCTCGCAGGCGATGCCGCCAAGGGCAACGAGATGCGTACCCTTCACGCCATCATGGCCGGCAACGGCTCTGATGCTGAGCTGGCCGCCCTCGCTGAGAGTGTCGGCCTGGAGCGCCGCCCGACGCTTGCTGCTGCGGAGAAGGAGCGGGTTGCGGCCGCGGCGATGGAACCGAAGAACTATCGCCCACTCTACGGCCGGTTCGGCGCCGATCTGCCGCCCGATCATCTCGCCAACATCGACAAGGAGCTGACCGGCTGGGCTGCGGAAATGAAGTTCGCTCCCGCGGTCGGTCGGGCTATCACGCAACGAGTTGTCGATGTGGGCACTCAGCTCCGCGAGAAGACGCCCGAAGCACTCACCAGTTGGTTGTCCGATCAGGACGCCGCCCTGCTGCGCATCGCAGGCGATCAGGCGACGGTCGACCGGTGGAAGGATCAGGCGACCAAGTATTTGCAGGGCAAGGGCAGCAAGTTCACGCCGGCAAACAGCATCGCGCTCCGGGATGCGTGGGCCGTTCGCACTCTCGCGGGCCTGGGGGCTCAATAGGGTCTATGACCACTGTGAAACCCGCCAAACGCCGCAAGCGTGTAAAGCGCGTCTTTAACCAGCTCTCCGAGCCGCTGCCGCAGGTTGAGGGGACGAGCTGGGGTCCGGCGATGCTGGCGTTGCCCTCCGATAGACATCGCCGATTCGTGTTGGCGCTTTATGAAATCGAGCCGGGATGGGGTTGCAACGCCAAGGCAGCGCGGATCGCAGGGTTTGGCACCACCACGAGCTCAATTCAAAGCATGGCGTCTATCGGCTGCAGGCTCGCGCATGACGAGAAAATTCTCGCGGCGATCGCAGAGCAGGACAAGCTGCGAATCCGTGCCAGTGCTCCGAGGGCGATCCGGGCATTGCAGCACGTCGTCGAGAACCCGGATCACCGCGACCATATTCGCGCTGTTGGTATGGTGCTGGATCGCGCCCATCCCCTTCAAACCCATCACACCGTTGATGTCGTCCATCGTGTGGATCACGACGCTGAGGCCATCGCGCAGCTTCGAATGCTCAAGGGTTTGGGCGTGGCGCGGGCAAAACTGGAGGAGGTCTTCGGCTTCAGTGGGCTGTCGCACTACGAGCGCTCGCTCGAGCAGGCAGACGGCAAGAGCCCGTCGCCGCCTCTGATCGAGGGCCGCGCCGAGCCGGTGGGGGCGAGCCGGACATGACGGACGAGATAGAGGAAGGCCCGGACCCGAACGACGTTCGCCGGCACGCGAAAAAGATGTGCACCGAAACCGAATATCGGAAAAGGTATCGGCGAATTGACTATTACAGGCCATCCGCCAAGCAACTTGAATTTCACAATCTCATTGCGCCGGAGCGCTGCCTGAGAGGTGCCAACCAGAGCGGAAAAACGACGGCGGGTGGGGCACAGATGACGATGGATGTGCTGGGGCGCTATCCCGATTGGTATAAAGGCCGCCGCTTCGACAAGCCGCCGCCGATCGGGCGGACATTTGATTTCCTGGGCTGGGTTGCCTCGACCACCTCGACGACCACGCGCGACGGGGCGCAAGTAAAGCTCCTCGGCGATGTTCGTGAGGATGGCGGGCTGGGAACCGGGCTTATTCCACTGGATTCAATTGTTTCGCGCCCGATCATGGCGAGGGGTATTTCCGATTTCGTTGATACCGTCACCATTCGTCGAGACAGCGGCGGCCTACATCATCGAAGCGATCAGGATGCGGCAGGCCCTGCCGATCATGCACGTCGATCGCATTCGAAAGCATCCCTGCTTCGATGCCCCGGTGGCCTGGCCCCACGACGGCGGAATGACGGGTTTCGGGAGCACCGACACCTATGCGGCCACATATAAGAAGCTCGGCCTCGCAATGCTGCCGACCCATGCGACCTTCAAAGATGACGGCTATTCCTTCGAGAACGGCATTGCCGAAATGGAATCCCGTTTCGCCACCGGCCGGCTCTTGATCGCATCACACCTTACGGAATTCTTCGATGAATATCGGGGATACCATCGGGTGAACAATTTAGTCCACAAGGTCGACGATGACCTATTATCGGCCTGCCGAGTCCTGTGCATGCAAATCCGCTCGGCCAAAGTGCTCGTTGCCGGCCGTCCCGGAGAACCTGGCGGCGCCTACGGGGGCTTCGGTGCTGGCTTCCGCCGGCAGAACAGCCCGCCGCCTCCCGAGAATTGGGACATCTGGACTGGAGGGCCGATGTGATGCCGCGCATTGCGTTGTCAGTGCATTGTGGCCACTCCCCGCCTGGGGCAGCTTCTTGGTCATGAAACGTTAAGCCCCGATACTCCGCGAACAGATCGTGTTGCGCATCGACCGCAAACTGCGCCGCGCGATCGAAGCCGCGGCCGAGCAGGATCGGCGTACCGTCTCGGATTACGTCCGCAACCTGCTCGCCGATCGCGTTCCCGCCGAAGGAGCCCGAGCAGCATGACGGAAGAACTTGCTGTTTTTCGTCACGAGTTGGCGAAGCGCGCCATGCAAGGCTGCTGGCGAGCCGTGTACGGCACCGAGGACATCGAACCGACCGCCGCGTCACTCAAATTTATCGACCGCGTTATCGATCTCAAGAGTGACGAGTTCTCTTCCGTGTTTTTGAGGCGTTTGCGTTTCGAAGATGGTCGGCGACCCATCGCTCTGTGAGGCTGTCAAGCTC